AACCACACAGTTGGCTTTGACAGAGCATTTGAAATTCTACAGCATGCTGCTAATGTCGCCAAGACCAACGACAACTTCCCACCCTACTCTCTAGTAAAGAAAGACGACTTCAATTATGAATTGGAGATGGCTGTTGCCGGATTCAATCAAGATAATTTGGAGATTGTTGCCTCTAAGAACAGATTGTCTGTGGTTGGCATGAAGCCTGAGAAGGATGATCGTGAGTATATTGTGAAAGGAATTGCAGGACGCAGTTTCGCTCGTGAATTTGTTCTTGCTGACACTATTGTTGTACGTGAAGTGAACTTAACCGATGGTATTTTGACAATTAGATTAGAGAATGTAGTACCTGAGGAGCAGAAGCCAAGGAAGATTACAATTGGTAAAAAGCCAATTGAGTCCAAGGCAGAACTACTTGTTGAAAAAGACAAGTAACTAATGGAAAGGGGGCTGCAATGGCCCCCTTTTCTTTATCAAATATTAAGATTTGATTAAAGTTTCTTATTTTTTAGTAAATATTTAATATATTGTTACTAGGAACTAAGATGTATAAGTACAAATCAATTTTTATATCTGACATACATTTGGGTTCTAAAGGTTGTAAGGCAGACATTCTATGTGACTTCTTGAAACAAAATAACGCAGAAAATTTATTTCTCGTTGGCGACGTGATAGATGGTTGGAGGCTAAAGCGTAAATTCTATTGGTTACAATCACATACAGATGTCATTCGAAAGATTCTTAAAGCAGCCAAGAATGGAACAAAGGTAACTTATGTCATCGGCAATCACGATGACACATTTAGGGATCTTCTACCCTACGATATTCATTTTGGAAACATCGAATTAGTCAATCAATGTAGATACAACGCTTTAAATGGTAAGCGATATATGGTCATACATGGAGATATGTTTGACGCAGCTCTAGCCACAAAGCTATCTTGGCTATATCATGTTGGCGACTGGTTCTATGATATACTTCTTGATATCAACCATATCTTAAATAAAATAAGAAGTAAATTTAATATGCCATACTGGAGCCTCAGCGCATATTTGAAAAATAAAACAAAAGAAGCAGTTGCGTTCATGTCTGACTTTGAGGTTCTCATTACAGACTATTGTAGAAAGTATAACGCACAAGGAGTTATTTGTGGCCATGTTCATAAAGCTGCTATCAAGGAGATCAGTGGTATTGAGTATATGAATGATGGCGACTGGGTTGAGTCATGTACAGCATTGGTTGAAAATCATGACGGTAGTTGGGAAATTATCGAATATTTACATCATGTGAAGAATAACATTCAAAAATTTTAACAAAGGAGAATCTAATGAAAAAATATATTTCAATTATTGCGTTGAGCTTACTAGCAACAATTACACATGCACAGGGAAGAGATCAAATCACTGTTGTTGGTTCGTCAACAGTTTATCCATTCACAACAGCTGTAGCAGAACAGTTTGGTCGTGGCGGAAAGTTTAAGACACCTAAGGTCGAATCGACAGGCACTGGTGGTGGTATTAAATTATTTTGTAATGGTGTTGGTCCACAACATCCAGATGTTGCAAACGCATCACGCGCAATGAAGAAGGGTGAGTTTGATACTTGTGTCAAGAATGGTGTTAGTGAAATTATTGAAATTAAAGTTGGCTTCGATGGTCTAACAATTGCAAACTCGAAGCAAGCAAAGTCTGCATCAATGACAAAGGAGCATGTATGGCTTGCCCTTGCTAAGCAAGTGCCAGATGCACAAGGCAATCTAATTGCCAATCCTTATAAGACATGGAATCAAATTAACGCTTCGCTACCAGCAACTAAGATTGAAGTACTTGGTCCACCACCAACATCAGGCACAAGAGATTCATTCCATGAACTATTCATGGAACCAGGTTGCCCATTTGAAGAAAAGAAGAAGTGCCACGCTATCAGAGAAGATGGCGCCTATATTGAAGCTGGTGAGAATGATAACTTAATTGTTCAAAAGTTAAATGCCAATAAGAATGCATTTGGTATCTTTGGTTATTCATTCTTAGAAGAGAATGCTGATAAGGTCAGAGCAGTAGCTATCAATGGTGTCCTACCAACGTTTGAAACTATCTCTTCAGATAAATATACAGCTGCTCGACCATTGTTCATTTATGTTAAGAAAGCACATATTAATGTGATACCTGGCTTGAAGGAATTTATGGAAGAGTATGTGAGCAATAAGGCTATTGGTGAGGAAGGTTATCTTTCTGACCGTGGACTTGTTGCTCTTGAAAAGTCTGATCTTGCTAAAACAAGAGCAGACGTTAAATCATTGAAAAACTTCAAGCCGTAATATCGCGGCGACACAAGGAGAAGAAAATGCATAAAGCAATTCTAGCATCTGTTATTTTGGGATCAATGTCAGTTGCGCAAGCAGCCGATGTGAAATGGAGTGGCGACTTTGGCTATCGTAACGATAGTTTAGAGATCGGCAATGCCAATTCAGATCGTGATCGTTTTCGTGTTGGTCTAGTTGCCAAGGCAGATGTCAATGACAAAACAAAAGTTGTTGTTGGCGTTCGCACTGGTTCAGCAAAGTCAGCATGGAATGACATGGCGGGCGGTTCATTAAAGGCCGTTGATCTCAATTTGGCTTATGTTGAATATGCAGCTGCAGATAACGTAAAGGTAACTCTTGGCAAAATGAATCAGCCATGGGTTATGGAAGGTCTTATGTTTGATGGTGACATCAAGCCAGAAGGTCTTGCAGTTGCGCTAAAGAATGAGAGTGGATTATCAGCCAGCGCATTCAAGCTCAAGTTAGTTGAGAATGCTGCTGATGCAGATAGCACACTCATGGGTGTTCAAGTTGGAGCAGCAAAGAAAGTTGCTGGCTTTGATCTAGCTGCTCATGCAGCATTACTAGATCAGAAAGTGGTTACAAGAGCAGATCTCTGCTACATTGTATATCCTCTTTCAGTTGCAGGTGGCGCATCAGTTCCATCTCTTCCAGTTTGTAGCTCAAGCGTAAAGCACAAGCAGTTAGTTCTTACAGCGTCAGCAGCAAAGGAAGTTGCTGGTGTTCCTGTAAAACTATTTGTTCAACAACTAAAGAATGACGAAGCAAAAAGAGCCGACACAGCACTTGCTTATGGCGTCCGTCTTGGCGGCGTTAAGAAGGCAGGTGATTGGGAAGTCAGCCTAATGAAGCAAGATGCAGAAGCCAACGCACTATCAGCTGTATGGACAGATAGTGACTTCGGTGGTGAAGCAGCTCTTCATGACGGTATGGCACTTCGCGCAGCATATGGACTTGCTGACGGTTGGTCAATTCGTGGTTCTTACTTCGACGTTGAAGTCGGTGCTGGTAAGGTTGACTACACAAGAGCAATGCTTGACCTAGTGTATACGTTCTAATAATTGAACATTACACGATGATCTGAAAGGGGGAGCGTTGACTCCCCCTTTCTTTTTGTATATACTATCCCTCTTTGAGGATTTTATTATGACAACAAGACGTAAGTTCTTTCAAGTCCTTGGACTAGGTGCTGGTGCTGCAGCCGGCGGAGCAGTAGCTGTTGCAGCTATGCTTCCTAAAGATAAACCAAAGCATATTGAACAACTTGATGGCGGGTCCCACTTGCAATTGCGAGCAACATATGGCGAGAAGGTTGGCCTCGGCACAATAAACCCAACTAACAAACTAACGGTTTTTAGTCATCAAACGCCAGAGTTTGTTCCTGGAACTGTTGAGCAAGTTGATGTTTCGTTCAAGCCAGGTCCTGATGGAGAATTGTACTTGAAAGTTAATGGGAAATGGCGTAAAGTAGTCACTGAATGAGCAAGTTCTATACAAATGTAAGCATCCGAGGGAATAAGATTCTCCTTCGTGGTTATGAGGATGGTCGTAGAGTCCATACTGACATCCCATATCAACCTTTTTGTTTCCAGCGATCGAGCAATCCTAATGCTCCTTATAAAACTATCGATGGGTATCCAGCCGATAGAAAAGACTTCGAATCTATCAATGATATGATGGACTATATGAAGTTGTATGAGGGTGTAGAAGGAATGAAACTCTATGGCATGACTGCAAAGAGTTCTCTCATCTATCCATTCATCCACGAATACTATCCTGGTGAGATTCAGTACGATGCCTCTTTGATGAACATCGTCCACCTCGATATCGAGGTCGCGGCTGATGAAGGATTCCCTAACATCGATGAAGCTGATAAAGCACTAACTGCTATCACTATCAAGGTTAAGGATAGGTACTACACATTTGGTTGTGGTGACTATACTCCTTCTGCCGACAACATCATGTATGCAAAGTGTAAGAACGAACGCGACTTGATTATGAAGTTCTTAACTCTTTGGGATTCTCCTCTTGTTGATCCAGATATCGTAACTGGATGGAACGTAGAGGGGTTCGATATTCCATATCTTGTCAATAGAATCGATAGAGTATTCAACGACGAAGGTAAGATGTCAAGAAAGCTTTCACCTTGGAAGATCGTTGACGATAAAGAAATCATTATGAGAGGGTCTGGTAAGACTCTCAAAGCAAAGACGCTGAGAGGAATCTCGGTGCTTGACTATTTGCAGCTCTATAGAAAGTTTACATACTCTGATACAGAAAGCTATTCTCTTAACCACATTGCTCACCTTGAGCTTGGTGAGAAGAAGATTGACTATTCTGAGTATGAAAGTTTGTTTGATCTTTATAAGCACGACTTCCAGAAGTTCATTGAGTATAATATCCATGACGTTACTCTTGTAAGCCAGCTCGATGATAAGATGAAGCTTATCGATCAGGTTCTTGCTATTGCCTATGATGCAAAGGTCGATTACATCGATACTCTTCGTACAGTGCGTATGTGGGATATGATTATCCACAACTATCTAATCGATAACAATATTGTTGTTCCTCTTTCAAAGAACGAAGAAGAACTTAAACTGGTTAGAGAGGAAAAGGATCAACCAATCAAGGGTGCTTATGTAAAGGATCCTAAGCCTGGAATGTATAAGTACGTTGTCTCGTTTGACTTGACATCTCTATATCCATCTTTGATCATGCAATATAACATCTCGCCTGATACAAAGATGAACAAGGTTGACCTTACACCAGAAGATTGTTTGGACAATACTGGCTCGTTCCAGATGGCCAAGGATGATGCGAAGAGTCTTGACTATACGCTATGTGCTAATGGTACAATGTATAGAAAGGATAAGCTCGGCTTCCTACCAGCGCTGATGGAAAAAGTCTTTGCCGATAGAAAGAAGTATAAGAAGCTAATGCTTGAAGCAAAGCAAAAGTATGAGCTGTCGAAAGATCCTGAAGATGAGAAGAAGTACGTTCAGTATAACAACATGCAGATGGCAAAGAAGATTCAGCTGAATAGCTGTTACGGTGCTTTGTCCAATATCTACTTCAGATTCTTTGACACTGATCTTGCCGAAGCGATTACACTATCAGGCCAGGTATCAATTCGTTGGATGCAAGCGAAGATGAATGAGTTCTTGAATAAGACTCTCAAGACTGACAATGTTGATTATGTTATTGCTGTCGATACTGACTCTCTCTATATCACTCTCGATAAGTTTGTAGAGAAAGTATACAATGGTAAGTTGCCAGAAAGAGATAAAGTCATCCGTATGCTTGATAAGGCGTGTGATGAAGTCTTCCAGCCATTCATTGAAAAGAGTTACGATGACCTAGCCAACCACATGTTGATC